GTTTTGGACAAAGTGAATGTTTTTATCAACGTAGACATTCTAAGGTAACTTACCAATGGTGTTGACTTGTTCGTCCATAGGATATGGCCAAATCAAAAAAGTGGAACCTGACATTCAAGCAATTATCCACTCTCCACGGAGTAGCACAGAGTGCTCTCAAGTGCTGGAGTAAAAAGGGTCACAACCTAAACGATGAAGCATTAGTTTCTGCATTGGTTCTCGAATACAAACAAAAGCATCCTGTAATCGCAGAAACGCGCAGAAATTCCAAGGGTAAATTCGTCGCTCCGCGTTCTCTGGGGTTGAGCGACTTGCTGGGACTGCAGGGTTCGTTGCAGAGGCTAAGGGAAGCAGAAAGAGATGCAGCTCAGGCCTATGCTGAAGCGAAAACCAAGGGTGACTCCTCCGCTTACACCCTTCGTATAGAGTGGTTGGAGTTGTGCGAGGCGATGAGGAAAGCGGAGAAGGATAATCCTGATGTTGCGGAAGCGAATAAGAGAGCGATTACTGTGGATGAACTTGAAGCAACGCTGAATGGGTTGTTTGTTCGTCTCAGGACATCGCTTGAAGGATTGCCTACAAGGGTAACCAAGGAACTTGATCAAAATATTGGGGTGATTGTGATAAACAATATCAGAGAGGAAATCAACAATTACATCGCAGAATTGTATTCCTGTAAATTTCTGTCGAACCGCGAAGAGGAAGAATAAATGACCTCTTCCAAAGTGCTGCAAATTTTCAAGCGCAATATCAAGAAAGCGCTCAAGCCCCTCTCTAATTTATCAATGGCTGATTGGTGTGAGAAGAATATCTATCTCTCCACGATTACTGCGGGAACCAATAGCGGCCCATATTCACTCAAGAACTATCACTATCTCAGGGGTATCTATGACAGCGTGCAAAACCCGCTTGTGCGCAAAGTGGTGGTGATCAAATCCACCCAGAGTGGGTTAACCACTCTCACCCAGAACATCATTCTTTGGTATGTTTGCAATCGCAATGTGCCGATAACATTTTTCACATCCACTCTTGATCTGGCGAAGAAGTTCAGCAAACGCAGCTTGGTTCCCACCATCAATGAATGTAAGGCGCTACAGGAGTATCGCACCAATGTCGTTGATAAGGAAACGATTACCTATATTGAGTTCAATAATTGCATTGTGAAGCTTGGCTATGCCGGATCGGTAAATTCATTGGCTTCTGATCCTGCGTGTTTGGTTATTCTGGATGAAGTAAGCAAATGGACTGACAGCAAGACCGAAGCCAAATCATATGAACTCGCGCTAGCTCGTTCCATCACTTATCCTCTTGATAAAAAACAAATACTCTGTTCAACCCCCGCAGAGGAAAGTACCTGCGTGATCAACAAGGAATACCTTACGGGTGATCAGAGAATATTTCACATTCCTTCTCCCCACACGGGAAAGCTGTTTGAGCTAACCATCGACCTGCTCAAGAAGCCTGCCGATTATCAGGACGAAGAGGGAAACTATGATTGGGTAAAGGTTCGTAAGGGAGCATGGCTGGAAGACCCTACCACGAGAGTTGTGAATGACGCGGGTAAGGTTATCACCGAAGGAAAACCAATCTATGAGCATCAAAAAGCTTCGCTTGTAAGGCGGGGTGAGTGGATTGCCTCCAACCCGAACCCCAAAGATCCTGATTGTCACTCCTATAAAGTTACTTCCCTCTATTCAATGGACACAAGCTGGGGCGAACTATTGGTTCGGTTCATTCAAGCCATGGACGATATGGATAAACTCAAGGAATTGCGAACACAATATCTTGGACAAACATGGAAGCAGATTGCTGCATCAGTCAGGCTTGAGGAAATTGAAAAGATTGTCGAGTCAAGCCCGCGTTATCCCCTTGGTGTTGTTCCCGAATATCTTGGCGAGGATGGCGTTCTGCTTGGTGCGTGCGATCAACAGCTTGATTGCTTCTATTTCGTTATCCTTGCATTGTGTGCTTCAGGCAAAGCCTATGTGATTGATTACGGGAAGGTATTAAGTCTTGATGATCTGGAAAAATTACAACATAAGGTTTTCACCAGCATGGATGGTAAAGAGGAATACTACTGCCAGAAGTTTCTTGTCGATGAAGGAGGATTTGCAACAACCCCTATTCGTGATTTCAGCGTAACAACGGGTTTCAACTTTGTCGCTTGTAAAGGCGTGAAAGCCTCCTACGGCCAGCCTTACAAGAATTCGGAGATGCAACATGGTCGAGAAAGCATTCCGTATGTTCTGATCAACGACACAGACATGAAGAACCAGCTATTGCTCACTGCTATAAAGGGAGGAAAGGGTGATCTTTATCTTCCGTATAATCTGGAAGAGGAATTCAAGCGGCAAATCTGCAACGAAGAACTGATAAAAAATTCCCGGGATGAGTGGGAATGGAAGCGCAAGGGCATGCAACACTATCTTGATTGCTTGAAGTATGCGTGGGCTTTGGTGGATTATAATAGACGAAGATTGGCAATAAACACGGTTAGCGTGGAAGTATCCAAAGAAACTAATTGACAACCGCTACCCCTGATATGTCACAAGGAATAGACTTCTACTTCGTTAAATCGCTTTACAGCATCGCAATTGAACAGGGTTCTCCAAATGTGATCATGGGATTGCGTGACAAAGCGTTACAAACTATTCTCAACGGAGATGGCTCGCAATTGATGAGTGTCAACGATAACGGTCTGACCATCGCCAAAAAGATTTACCGTGATCCCGCACAACTGTTGGCAGAATGCTCCCTCGCTCTTGATTACTACAATAATGGCCCTCAGGGATCATTCGGTATCGATTACATGGGATTGGGTGGAGCATAATTATGATTGATCTAAAATCACTACAAAAGAGCTACAAGAAGTTCAAGACCCGGGATATTGTAACCACTCTTCCATCTCAAAATGCCGGTTACTATAATTATGAGGCTGTCCAATATTCGGTCAACCGCCCTTATGTCTGGGCTCCTCTTTATCAGGATCATCGAGAGCAACTTACCTATTCGGACCGCTTACAGCTTCTCAAAGTATCAAATTTCCTCGAACTCAATTTCCCACAGTATCAGGAATTGATCAATTGTATTGCTCGGTTTGGAGTCGGTCGCGGTATCATTCCTACTTCCGCAACAACAAACTCGACCTACAATAGTATCGCTGATCTTACATTTGCACAATGGGCGGAAAATCGCTTCTGTGATGTGGAGAGGCAAAAGAACTTTTATCAATTTACGCGATACATTGCGGAACGACTCGTTGCGGATGGAGAAATTTTTGTGCTGCTTACGACGAGTGCCTCCGGCTATCCCCGCTTACAATCCATTTCTCCGCTGAGAGTAAGAACAAGCAAAGATCAAAACGACAAGTCTATTGACGGTATCTGGTATTCGGACTTGGGGGAACCTGTAGCCTACAACATTTTCAATCTTGAAGATCCCGGTGTAAGCCGATTTGTGGAAGGCTCCTATCAGAAAATAACCGCCGATAATGTCATTCATATATTCAATCCAATTGCATCAACGCAAGGTCATGGTATTCCTTGGGCACAATCATCATTCAATGATATGCGAGATGTAAAAGATGCAATGAGCCTGACGATGAACGCGGTGAAGAACGAAGCATTATTCAGCATGCAGTATCAGGATACCACAGGTAAAGGTGGTCCCGTTACCGTTGATGGAATGGCGGGACAGAAATACAAACCTGCTGGTGCAACTGAACTACCAAACGGACAACCATCACCAAACCGAAAGACCATCACTAATCCTGATGCTTCGGTGAACATCAACAACCCATCCTATCTTGAACAGCTATCCTATGGTTCCAAGAATAAGATTGTAAATGTCGGTTACGGCGAACTAAAACCCGTTCTGGCAACCCGTCCTGCTGATAATTTTTCCACCTTCATAGAACTAAACTACAGAGGTATCTGCCAATCGGTCGGTATCCCCTATGAATTTACCTATTGCCCTGAGAAACTTGATAACAAGGGCGGTGAAATCATTATTGAGAAGGTAAATGCTTTCTTCGCAGAATTTCAAGAATTGATCATTGATAGCTTCTGTCATCGCGTTTACGGATGGGTATTGAGCAAACAACTTAACCTCAAAGATGTTCGTCCTCTAGGAAATGAAAATCCCTTCCTTGCACATTGGACAACTCCAAAACGAGTAGGCACAGGAAGAAACGATGTCGCGAACAGAATTGATGCAATTCAGAATAAATTGAGCAATCCTTATATTGATGCTTCAGCACAAGGTCTGGATGCGGATCAGATTGCCGATGGCTGGATACTCTATCAGAAGAAGTTCAACGAGAAATGCAAGGCCGCTGGAGTTGATCCTACGACTATTGCCTACGGTAAGGCTACAACCAGCATGAAACAGACAGAGGCGGTAACCGATGAAGATGCTAACAATGACAAGGAAAAAGAAGACTAACACTATGAAATACGCACGACTAGCATCCAGAATTTACGGAAGACCAGTTCTAATAACAGAAATGGAATACTTCAATCTATCCAACACCTTTCAGTCACTTGTTAAAGGAAATGTTCCAAAGGCATTATTTGATGACGACGAGGGCGAGAATGCAACAAGTGAACCTTACAAGGTAGTTGGTAAAACCGCTATTGTTTCCCTATCAGGCCCCATCATCAAACACGCATCCGGTATGGATACCCTGTGCGGAATGGTAGACGTTGATACTTTCTTATCCAACGTTCAGGCGGCGTTTAACGACACAAATGTAACATCCATTTTAATTGATATTGTGTCGCCGGGTGGAGAATGCACAGGAATTTTTGAGACGAGCAATGCCATAAGGGAAATGTCCAAGACTAAAGATATTGTGGCCTTCTCGGATGATATGTGCTGTTCTGCGGCATTTTGGATAGCATCAGCCTGCAACTCTATTGTTGTTACCGAAACTTCTACCATTGGAAGTGTCGGCGTGTTCATTGGACTTTATGACCAAAGCCAAGCCTTCGCTCAAGAGGGAATTCGTCCGATCCTAATCCGTAGCGGACAGTTTAAGGCGGATGGATTTCCAGGTCTCCCCATCTCGAAAGAGACAATAGACAGACTGCAAACCGACGTGGACGACGTAAATGCTATGTTCCGTTCCGCTATTGCACTTAAAAGAACCCTGAAGGACGAAGACATGCAGGGGCAGGCATTCTCAGGAACCAAAGCCGTTGCTAACGGAATGGCCGATATGATCGTTGCTAATATCGGTGAACTCGTTGAATTGATGAACACCGAGTTAAATTAAATCGGTCGCCCCCTATGGAAATCGGATAATTTGAGTAAAGGTTCAAAACCACATCCCTCGCAAGCTTGGTTTCAATACTGATAGGTTGACACCTACAATAACAACATAACAAAGAAAACAAATTTCATGAATATCAAAGAAAAATTTCTCTCCGCCCTCAAGTCTAATGCTGAAAAGCTTTCCAATATGGAAGCAGAAAAGTCAAAACTTGAGGCTGACTTCAAGGAGCAATCTGCTCTTGTTGAAACTCTCAAAGCGGATACATCCGCCCATTCGGAAACAATCACTGGTATCAAGGCTGAACTTTCAGCACGTGATGCGAAGATTGTTGACCTAGAAGCACAAATTTCATCCTTCAATGCTCTCATTACAGAGAATGAAGGTAAGGAAAAATCGGCAGCTGAGGAAGCTGTTAAGATCGTCGCCTCTGTTGGCGTCCCTGCGGTTCCCATCATCAAAACTGGTGCGGAACAGTCAAAGACGGATAAGACAGACGAGGAGATCAACGAAGAATTTAAGTCAATCACAAATCTTGATGACAAGCAAAAGTTCTATGCAGAACATCGCAAGACTATTCTTGCTGCTTTGGAGTCAAACAACAAATAACAATAAAAACTTATGGCTAACTCAATCGGCACCCTTGGTGCTCAACTACTCGCTACCGAAACTGCTGCGCAGATCGAAAGCAAATTCCCCGTCCTTGAAAAATTCTGTGTAAACTACACGGAAAACATTCCTGCGGCTTTCGGTTATGGCTCAACCCTCATCGTCAAGAACCTTTCTAACCCTACGGTTAGCAAGTTCGTCTCTGGTGTTGGTTTCCAAACTGCGACTGCAAGTGCTTCTGATATCTCTATCGTGGTAAATCAATATGCGGCTTCCAAAGTCGGATTTGATGACACTCAGCTCAGTTCACCTGTTGGTGGAATGTTCGTGGAAAAGTTTGCAGAACGTACCTCTTACGCGGTCGCAAAACAAATTGCAATCGATGTGTTTGCTAACATCACAACCGCCTCATTCGCCACCTCCCAAAGCTTCGCCTCTGGCTCGGCTGCTGGTCGTGCTGCTATCGTAGCTGCCAATCAGGCGCTCGATAATGCAGGCGTTTCTGATCTTGACCGTCAAATTGTGGTTAACCCTAACTACTACGCTGGTCTGATCAGTGATCAGAACTTGTTCGCTCCTCTCTACTTCGCGGTAGATACGGATGTGAATAAGACTGGAAACTTGCTCAGCGCTTTGAACTTCGATATTTCCAAGGCGGATGTATCGCTCTTCCCAACTGGCAATTACACCACTGGTGTTTCTGGTTCGTTGGTAGGTTTCGCTGCTCATCCTTCGGCTCTCGCGTTCGTCACCGTAATGCCGCCTAACCCCACGGAGTTTATCCAGTCCGGAGCTACGGTAATGGATTTCGGTGTTGCTCGCTCACCTCGTGCTGGTATCGACATAATTGTTGCGAAATATTAT